TGATCAAAGACTGCCGCGCGGGCAAGCTGCCATATAAAGTTTTCAGCACGACGTTCACGCAGGCACTCGACGACGGGCTCTATGATCGCGTCAAGCTGATGCTCGGCGATCGCCTCAAGGAAAAAACCCGCGCCGCGTGGGAAGAAAAGATCCGCGCGCAGTACGGCACCGACGCTGCGGAAGAGCTCGACTGCATTCCGCGCATGGGCAGCGGCGTTTACATTCCGCGCACCATCGTCGAGCGCTGCCAGCGCGCCGACATTCCGGTGATCCATTACGCCAAGCCGATGGAATGGATGCTGGACGGCAATCGCCTGGTCGAAGCCGGCAGGTGGATCGCCGACCGCGTCAAGCCGGTGATCGATTCACTACCGAAGCTGCGCACGGTGTTCGGCCTCGACTTCGGCCGCAGCGGCGACTTGTCGTATATCTCGGTGCTGCAGGATAAAGGCGGCGGCAAGTGGCGCGAGGGCTTCGCGCTCGAGCTGCGGCGCATTCCGTTCGACGTGCAGCAGCTGATCGTGTTCCACCTGCTCGCCGAGCTGCCGCTGTTTCATCACGCCAAGTTCGACGCGCGCGGCAACGGCCAGCAGCTCGCCGAGGCGTCGCTGCAGAAGTTCGGGCCGGCGCGCGTCGAGTGCGTGATGGCCAGCCCGAGCTGGTACGCGGCGAACTTCCCGCCGTACAAGGCCGCACTCGAAGACCTGTCGATCGAGATCGCGCCTGGCGAAGACGTGATCGCCGACCACCGTCGCGTGGTGCTGAAGAACGGCTACCCGACGATGGACGACGGACGCGACAAAGGCACTGACGGCGACTACCGCCACGGCGACGGCGTGATCGGCCGCGTGATGGCGTGGGCCGCCACGCGACAGGAAGGCCAGCCGCCGGCCGGCGCAACGGTCGAATCGAATACCAGCGAAATGCTGCCCGAGGGCATGGCCGGCCGCCGCCGCATGACGATGTTCAAGCGCGCCGCTTAAAGAGAGGTTTCACATGGCTATTAAAGAACGACTCATCACCATCGCGAACGCGATCCTGCCCGCCGGCGCGCAGCTGCAGTTCCGCGAGTCTGCCGGCGTCACCGTCGATCCCGACGAGGACCAGTGGCGCCTGCTGTCAGGAGACACGCAGCGCGACCTGACGCCGATGACGCAACAGCGCATGCAGAAAATCGCACATTACCTGTGGGAACAAAATCTGCTCGCCAACCGGCTGATCGAGCTGCCGGTTGCGTACTTGCTCGCGGAGGGCGTCAGGCTGGAGGTCGCCGACGTAGAGAATCAAAAGCTGCTGAACAAATTCTGGAAGGACCCGATCAACGACATGGATCTCAAGCTGCCGAAGAAGGTGCGCGAGCTGGCGATGTTCGGCGAGCAGTGCTATCCGGCGTTCGTCAACGAGAGCAGCGGCTTCGTGCGCATCGGCTACCTCGACCCGTCGCTGATCCAGACCGTCGTCACCGACCCGGACAACCGCGAGCAGCCGATCGGAATCGTCACCACGAAGGACAAGAAAGGCAACGCGCGCAAGTACCGCGTGATCATCAACGGGCCGGAGGAGGTGTTCACGGAAAACACCCAGCGCATCCGCGAGGGCTTCACCGATGGCGATGCGTTTTATTTTCGCGTCAACGACCTTTCATCCGGCACGCGCGGCCGCTCCGATCTGCTCGCGCAGTCCGACTGGCTCGACGCGTACGATCAATTCATGTTCGGCGAGATCGACCGCTATAAATTCCTGCGGTCATTTATCTGGGACATCACGCTCAAAGGCGCGACGCCGGAGCAAGTCGAGGAGCGCGCGAAGAAAATAACCGCGCCGTCGCCCGGCAGCGTGCGCGTGCACAACGACTCGGAAGAATGGGACGAAGTCACTCCGACACTGAACGCCACCGACACCTCGCAAGGCGCGCGGCTGATTCGCAATCACGTCCTGGGCGGGGCCACTTTCCCCGAGACCTGGTTCGGCGGCGGCGGCGACGTCAATCGCGCAACCGCCGAGGCAATGAACGAGCCGACGTTCAAGGTCTACAGCATGCGGCAGCAGGTTTTGAAGCACATGCTGCAATCGATGGGGCGTTACGTGATTTACAAGAAGCACGCCGCCGAACGCGGCGGCGATCTCGACTGGTCGGACCCCGCGAACGACGTCAAGGCGAACTTCCCGGATCTTGCGGTCCAGGACACGAGCAAGTACGCGATGGCGTTCCAGCAGACCGTGGTGGCCGCCGCACTCGCTGTCGATAAGGGAATGCTCTCCGAGAAAACCGCGGTTGCCACGATCGCGACGGTCGCGATCCGGCTCGGGCAGGAAATCGACCCCGAAGCCGAGCTGAAAGCCGCCAAGGAAGAATTAGCCAAGCGCCGCGCGGAGGACGTGCTCACCACCCCGCCGCTTGATACCGTGTCCGGCGCCGGCCGCATCGGCGGCGACGGCTGATGACAGAGCGCGAACGCGAGAACGCGTTTCGGCGCGCTCGTAATGAAGAGATCCAGGCGCGCAGCGCGCTGCTCGCCAGTACGCGCGACGATATCTTCGCGCAGCTGAAGAACGCGCAGACGCGCATCGCCTACATCCTCCAGGAGCAGCCCACCGATTACCAGCGCTGGGCGCTGACCAACCTGCAGCGCGAGATCACACGCGTCATGCAGGAAATCGCGGACCAGACGTCGTCGACGCTTTCGACGGCCGCCGGCGACGCCTGGCAAGCCGGCCAGCAGCTCGTCGACGCGCCTCTCGCCGCCGGCGGTTCGCGCATCATGGCGCAGCTTCCGGTCATCGCGATCGACCAGCTCATTGCAATGCGTGCGTTCATGACCGACAGGATCCGCGACGTTTCCGCGTCGGCCGCGGCCAAGATCAATTCCGAACTCGGCCTCGTCGTGATCGGCGCGCAGTCGCCGTTCGAAGCGTCGAAGAACGTGCAGGAGATCCTCGGCGAGACATCACGCTCGCGCGCGACCACGATCGTGCGCACCGAATTGTCGCGGGTGTACTCGACGGCGTCATACGAGCGGATGAAGCTCGCCGCCACGCACATTCCCGGCATGAAAAAGGAATGGCGCAAGTCGGGCAAGCTGCATCCGCGGCCGGGCCACGTGCTCGCGAACGGCGACATCGTCCCGGTCGATGATCCGTTTCACATCATCTCGAACAAAGGCACGGTCGTGCTGATGCAGTACCCGCACGATCCGGCCGCGCCGGTCGGTGAAGTTATCAACTGCGGCTGCATCATGCTGCCGCGGCCGCCGGCGTTCGCGTCGATCGCCCGGTGAAAACTTTACGCGATCGCTGCGCGCTCGGCGGCGCGGCGCTGCTCGTGTCAGCGCCGGCGCTGTTGCCCTATCACGCCGAACCGCTGCTCGCGTTTTACCAGGACTGGATTGCGTTCATCCTCGGCTTCGCGGCAGCACTCCCGATATTGTGGCCGCAAAAAAACGAGACTGCGCCGGTACCGCCGCTGGCGATCGGGCTCTTCGCGCTCGCGGCCGTCGTCGCGGTGCAGCCCGCATTCTGCAACATCGCGTACGTCGAAACGAACGCGACCGGCGTTCTCTATATTGCGTGGGCCGCGCTCATGGTGATGGCCGGCGCGCGGATCCGCGAGATTTTCGGCATCGAGCGGGTCGCCGACGTGCTCCAGCGCGCGTGGGCGTGCGGCGGCTTCGCGCTTGCGGTGACCGGCTTCATGCAGTTCTATCACATCACGGTTGCGCAGATGAGCATCCTCACCGCGTTCGGATTGGGTCAAGGCATGGCGGGCGTCATCGGCCAGCCGAATTATCTTGCGAACATTCTCAGCTGCGCGCTTGCGTCGCTGCTCGTGCTGGTGGCAAACCGGCGCGCGCACGTTGCGATCGGAGCGCTCGCGGCTGCGCCGATCATCGTCGCGCTCGCGCTTTCCGGATCCCGGAGCGCGTGGGTATTCATGGCGGCAATGGTTCTGTGTGCGATGTTCGCCAGGCAACGCCGGCTGCTCGCGGCGGCAGCGGCCGCATGCGCCGTGTTTATCGCGGTGAACATGGCGATCGCCGGCGCCGTCATCGAGCTGCCCGCGGCGAACACGACAACCGGCGTTATGAAAATCACGCAATCGCTCGCGGCGCACAGCGTCGATGCGCCGAGGAAAACGCTCGCGCTCTACGGATTGCATTTGTTCGCCGGCCATCCACTGCTCGGCGTTGGCTGGGGCGAGTTCACCTGGAACTCATTCATGGCGGCGCCGGAGCTGGGCGTCAATGCAAGCGTCGTGCTGGACAGGCACGCGCACAACCTCTTGCTGCAACTCCTCGCGGAGACCGGCGTCATCGGCGCGCTGTGCGTGTTCGTGCCGCTGGTGGCTTGGGCCTGGTGGACAATCTCGCTCGGCGCGCGTGCGTGGCGCGATCCCGCCGGCAGCCGTTTAAATCTGGCGATGACGTGGATGGGTACGATCGCCGCGATCCACGCCGCGCAGGCGATGCTCGAAATGCCGCATTGGTACGGATACATGCTCGGGCCGTTTGCGCTTGTGCTCGGCCTGGGCGCGCCGGCCGCGTTGCAAGTCAGTTTTCCGGGCTGGACCCGCGTCGCACCGCGCATAGTGCTGGCCGCCTCGCTCGCCGTCGCATCCGTAAGGCTCGCGGATTATATGCAGCTCGAGGACTGGACGCGCGAAGCGATGGCGAGCATTCACGCCCAGCGTCCGCTGACGCGCCGACTCGTGGCGAAGCTCGAGCAATTGCACGCGACCGTATTCGCGCCGGAGGTTGAATTCATCATGGCGCAGATCGTGAGCGGCGGCGACGTCGCCGGACGGCTCGCGCTCAACGCGCGCGCGCTGCATATATTTCCGTTGCAGTTGCTGCTTAACGACCGCATCGAGCTGTTGCGATCGACCGGCGCGAACGACGAGGCTGACGCGATCGAGCGGTCCGCCGATGCCGTTTGGCCGAAGCGCTGACGTATTCGCATTTCCCCAAATTCTCCACCAAGACTCGCCCTGCGCGCGCGGCTATTGTCGCTGCGTCAGTTTGCGCGCTCGCGAACAACGCACAGGAGATGTCAATGCCCGAACCGAAGCAGATTTCCGCAGGCGCTGCGCTTAAAGCTTTCTCGGCGCAGCGCATCAAGATCACCGATTTTGCGCGTGATTCCAAAGGCAACGTCATCGTCGAAAAGAAAAAGGGAGATGACGGCAAAGCCCGTGAAATCAGAACTCCGGAAACGCGCGGCCTCGCCGAGCGCGACATTCTCGGCGCGACGGACTTCGGCGATCGCATCGTCATCATCACCGCGGACGGCAAACGCTACAGCACCGCGGACAAGGCGGAAGCGGCCAAAGACGAATAGTCGATGACGCTCAAGTTGATCCCGGTAATAGGCATCATCGGCGAGGCCGCGCTGCGCGAGGCTTCATCGACCGAGTACGGCCAGGTCATGAGCCTGGTGCGCGCCGCGCTCTCCGACAAATACGGCCCGATGGCCTGCGTCGGCATCGAAGCGATGTATGCCGATCGCGTGATCATCTGCAAAGACGGCCGCTACTACCAGCTGCCCTACATGGTCGGCGCCGACAACCGGGTGGCTCTCGGCGACGAGACGGAAGTGGTCGAGCAATACACGCCCGTGCGCGAGTCCAGCGCCGGCGACGACGTCTTCAAGGAGGCCGCTGGGTCCGAAGGCAAGGTGTGGGACGTGGTCCTCGTGCGCGCCGGCGTGTCAGGCAACAACATCCTCTACAGCGATGCGGTGCTGCGCGAGGCCGCGCCGCGATTCGAGGGCGCGCGCTGCTACGTCAAGGCGGACGCCGACCATCAGGCTCGCGACGACAAGAACCCCGAGAAGATTTTCGGCTGGTTCGACGGCGTCAAGTTCGTCGAAGGCAAATCCACGAACACCGGTTATCTCGCCGCGCGCTTGAACGTCGCGGCCGGCATGTCTTCACTGCGCGAGACGATCGTCGACGCATGGAAGCGTGGCAAGAAGGACCTCGTAGCGTTGTCCATCAACGCTTACGGAAAAATGAAAGCCGCCGCGAGAAACGGCGGCGCACGTATTGCGGAGTCGATCAGCAAGGTCAGCTCCGTGGATTTGATTGTCGAGCCCGGCGCAGGCGGCGCCCTGGTGAGACTGGTAGAAGCCGCCGCAGACCAGGAGAACGACGACATGAAACTCAAAGAGCGCATGCTCGAAGCGATCAAAACGAAGGCGCCGCGCATTTTTGCAGCGATCAATGCCGAGACGATCTCGGACGCGGACCTCGAAGCGCGCTATACCGAGGCGCTCGAGGTCGGGCGGATGGTCGAGGCGATCAAGGCGAAGTCGCCGGCGATCTACGCCAAGCTCAACCTCGCCGTCATCACGGACGACGAGCTGCAGGCGCGTTACACCGAGGCGCTCGCGGCCAGCACGCAGCGCACCGCGGATGAAGCCGACGACCAGCCGCTCACGCGTGCCGAAGCGCGCATGATCGAATCCCGTGCCTACGCCCGCGCCACGATCGCGGAAGCAAAGCTGCCCGCGCCGGCAAAAGAAAAACTGGCGAAGGACTTCGCCGCGCGCGAACGCTTCACTGAAGCCGACGTCGACACGGCGATCAAGGCGGAGCGCGAATACCTTGCGCGCTTCACTGAATCCGGCCGCGTGCAGATGGCTGGTCTCGGCATCCAGGTCGAGGACCGCTCGGTCAAGGTGAAGGACATGTTCGACGCGTTTTTCGACCCGGCGCACAAAGAGCATCGCAACGTGCGCTCGTTCAAGGAGTGCTACATCGAAGTCACCGGCGACAGCCGCGTGACCGGCCGCCTCGACGACGCGGACCGCTCGCGCATGGCCGAGGCCGTGGGCAGCGCCTTCAAAGAATCGCTCGACTCAACCTCGTTCGGCTACGTGCTGGGCGACTCGCTCACGCGCCGCCTGATCAATGAGTTCACCGCCTACGTCGACTTCGATTCGTGGCGCCAGATCGCCAGCGTGGTGCCGGTGAACGATTTCCGCACCCAGGAGCGCACGCTGTTCGGCGGCTATGGCGATCTGCCGATCGTTGCCCAGGGCGACGCCTACGCGTCGCTGGCCAGCCCGACCGACGCGCATAGCACCTACTCGGTGGCGAAGCGTGGCGGTACGGAAGACATCACGCTGGAAATGATCAAGAACGACGACGTCGGCACGATCCGCCGCATTCCGGTCAAGCTCGCGCGCGCGGCCAAGCGCACGCTCTCCAAGTTCGTGTTCGATTTCATCCGCACCAACCCGACGATTTACGACGGCCTAGCGCTCTTTCACGCCATAC